TTTACCAACAAATTGTTCCGTGGCCTGCGTATTCCTGCCAGTTATTTGCCCAGCGGTGTGGATGATGGAGCACAGAGTTATAGCGACGGCAAAGTGGGCACAGCACTTATCCAAGAATGGCGTTTTACACAGTACTGCCTGCGTCTACAAGCCATGATCATTGACAAGTTGGATCAAGAGTTCAAGATGTTTATGCGCTGGAGAGGTGTAAACATCGACAGTCAGCTGTTTGATTTGAAGTTTGAACCACCACAAAACTTTGCACAGTACAGGCAAGCAGACATTGATGCCGCTCGTATTGCTACATTTACACAGTTAGAGCAAGTGCCATACTTGGCCAAGCGTTTCTTGTTAAAACGCTATTTAGGACTAAGCGAAATGGAAATCAGTGAAAACGAAATAGCCTGGAACGAAGAGCGTGGCAAGGTGGAAGAAGCTCCAGCAGATTCGGCCAACCTGCGTAGCATGGGTATTAGTCCGGGTGCAATTGAAAGCGACCTGGGCAATGTGTCACCACCGCCAGGTGCCGAAGGTGCCGCACCAGAAGGCGGCGAAGGTGCCGCTCCAGCCCCAGCAGTGGGTGCCGCTCCAGCCGCTCCAGTTTGACCCAAATAGGTTAAATACACTACTATGAACCTGTACGAACTAGCTCAACCTGATGTAATCAAAGCAAATCCTGACGGATATGCATCTGAAAAAGATGACAATACCGTGTTAAAATTAAAGGATTTGCGTAAAACTCGCTTGACTCTAGCACACCTAAACAAGCTGAGAGTAGCAAATGATGTGCGTAAATTTGAACACGAAAAGAAACTAAAATCTGTTGCATCACAGTATGCACCTGCCCCAGACGCCGCGGCAGCCGGCGCTCCAGCGATGTAATTTCGATTAGCTTCGTAAAAAACATCAAAAAACCCCCATTTAACCAAGAAATATGCGTAGTTATGTAAATAACTACACAAAGCCACTTTAAAAGGAGTTCTTATGAACAAGTATGAAAAATTGATTGAGTATATCATCAATGAAAACGAACAAAAAGCTCGTGAACTATTTCACGAGATTGTAGTCGAGAAAAGTCGCGACATCTATGAAAGTCTTATGGACGAGGAACAGATGGGCGAGACTTTTGGCGGCAACGGCCCAGAAGAATTAGCAAACGAAATCCAAGGTGATCACACCGGCGGTATTGCTGAAGAAGAAGACGAAGACGAATTCAGTCTTGACGGCGAAGATCCAGAAGACGGAGACGAAGTCGGCGGCGAATTGCCTGCTGATGGTGCAATGGAAGAGCCTTCAGACGAGCCAGCTACCAAAGCTGACATCGACGAGCTAAAAGACATGTTTGCTGAAATCCAAGCACAATTGGATGGTGGTCACAGTGAGCCAGACGCTGATAACATGGACGGCATGGACAACATGGATGGTCCAGCAGAAGTTGGTGCAGAAGAGCCAAAATTTGGTGAAGGCATGATGGAAGCTGAAGAGTCTGATGAAGACACTGAAGAAGACAAAAAAGAAGAAGAAGACAAAGACGAAGTCAAAGAAACCAGAAGCAATGGCCCTAAAAGCGTTGCACAGTTGATGCGCGAATATGTAGATCAAATTGGTCAAGTATACGAGCAAGACCCAGCCAAAGGCCCTAACGGTCACATGGCCGGTACAGGTGCAAAGAGCGAAAAGCAAGGCGAGCGCAATCCTAAGTCTCCTGGCCTACAAACAGGTCCAGACTTTGGTGGTACAAGCAAGAACATCTTGAACAAGACTGGTTCTACTAACGAATCACCAGATGGCAAGCAAATTCCAAAGCCAAACAATGAATACAGCAAAGGTGAAGGCAAGTTCTCTAATGAGAAGTTCCAAAATGCACCAGGCGGTAGCAAAAAGACAAGTCCAGTAGGTAAGAACTGGGAATCGGCTAATGGTCCAGAAGGTCAAACTACAGGCGGTAAAGTGCCTGTTAATACCAAGTCTGAACTGAAGCAAAACACAGGCAAATAATAAGAATGCAAACAGCCCGTTATCTTAGAGAGAATTTATCTTTCGACCAAGCTGGAATCACTATCCTCGAAGAGGGTAGTGCAGATGGCAAGTCAAAGGATCTCTGCATGACGGGGGTATTCATTGAAGGTGGAGTTGAAAACCACAATAAGAGAGTATACCCTGTTCGTGAAATCGAAAAAGCTGTTTCTACTATTAATGACCAACTAAAGACTGGATACAGTGTATTGGGCGAAGTTGATCATCCTGATGATTTGAAAATTAATCTAGACCGTGTTAGCCATATGATCACACGCATGTGGATGGAAGGCAACTGCGGATACGGAAAGTTAAAACTTTTACCAACACCAATGGGTGAACTTGTGAAAGCGATGTTAACAAGCGGCGTCAAGCTGGGAGTTAGCAGTCGCGGGTCAGGTCAGGTAAATGAAAGCAGTGGACACGTTAGTGATTTTGAAATCATTACCGTTGACATCGTGGCACAACCCAGCGCACCTCATGCATATCCAAAAGCTGTGTATGAGAGTCTTATGAACATGCGTGGTGGTGCTCAGTTGTTTGAAGTGGCACGTGAAGCCAGTAAAGATCAAAAAGTACAGAAGTATGTACAACAAGGCGTTATGCGCCTAATCAACGAATTGAAGTTAAAATAGGAGAAACCTAAATGTTAGATGCTATCAAACCATTGTTAGACAGTGGCCTTATAAACGAAAGCACTCAACAAGCTCTTAGCGAAGCTTGGGAAACCAAGCTGACCGAAGCCCGCGAACAAGTTCGCGCTGAGCTACGCGAGGAATTTGCAGGCCGCTACGAACATGACAAAAGTGTAATGGTTGAAGCTCTAGACAAGATGGTTACAGAAAGTCTTACTAGCGAATTAGAAGAATTTCATACAGAAAAGAAAGCCCTAGCCGAAGACCGTGTGCGTTTCAACATGCACATGACCGAAAGCGCAGACAAGTTCAACAATTTCATGGTTACTAAACTAGCCGAAGAAATCAAAGAACTTCGTAACGATCGTAAACAATACGAGAATAGCATTGCTAAACTTGAATCGTTTGTTATCAAGGCTCTAGCTGAAGAAATTTCTGAATTCGAACAAGACAAGCAAGCAGTGGTAGAAACCAAAGTACGCCTAGTAGCAGAAGCCAAAGACAAAATGGCCAAACTACAAACAGCGTTCATTGGTCGTGCCAGTGAGCTTGTGAAAGAATCTGTAGCTACCAAGCTAGAGTCGGAATTGACTCAATTAAAAGAAGATATCCATACTGCTCGCGAGAACATGTTTGGTCGTCGTTTATTTGAAGCTTTTGCCAGCGAATTTGCTGTTACTCACTTGAATGAGAACAAAGAAGTTCGTAAACTACAAGAATCTGTTAAACAGACTCAGCAGGCCTTGGCAGAAGCTAAGAAGCAAGCTGAAGAAAACTCAGTTCTAGTAGAATCAAAAGAAAAAGAAATCCGTATTATTAAGGAATCACAAGAGCGCAAGGTAATGCTTGAGTCCATGTTGAAGCCTTTGAATAAGGAAAAAGCCGCTATTATGAGCGACTTGTTAGAATCTGTGCAAACTGCAAAGTTGCAGAGTGCATATGAAAAGTATCTTCCAGCCGTACTAAACAACGGAACAGTTAAAACATCATCTCCAAAGGCTGTGTTAGCTGAAAGCCGTAGCGAAGTAACTGGAGATAAGACTGCTAAAACCGTCGTTGAAGCAGATGACAGCAATGTTATCGCATTAAAGCGTTTAGCAGGGCTAAAGTAAACCCTAAAAGGAAAAAGGAAAAATCATGTCACAAGTATTATTAGAAAGCCGTTGGGGCGAAACCAAAGAAGCCCTGTTAGAAGGCCTACAAGGTTCACGTCGTACATCGATGGCGGCCATTTTGGAAAACACTCGTAAGCATTTGGCTGAGAGTGCAACAGTTGGCGCAACTGGCGCAAGTAACATTTCAACTCTTAACCGTGTAATTCTACCGGTTATCCGTCGTGTTATGCCTACAGTTATTGCTAACGAAATCGTTGGTGTACAACCAATGACAGGTCCAGTTAGTCAAATCCATACTCTACGTGTTCGTTACGCTGACAGCGTTGACAGCACAAGTGGTACTGATGTTACTGCTGGTGAAGAAGCATTGAGCCCATTCAAGATTGCTAGTGCATACTCGGGTGGTGCAGACGACAAGGCCCAGTCTACTGCGGCTCTTGAAGGTGTACCAGGTCGCCGTATCAACGTTCAGATCTTGAAACAAGTTGTTGAAGCCAAAACACGCAAATTGTCTGCTCGTTGGACATTTGAAGCCGCTCAAGACGCACAGTCTATGCACGGTTTGGATGTTGAAGCTGAAATCATGGCAGCTTTGGCTCAAGAAATCACAGTTGAAATCGACCAAGAAATTCTTGGTAGCCTACGTGCTCTAAGTGGTTCAACATACACATATAACCAAGCCACAGTATCTGGTACAGCTACATTCGTTGGTGACGAGCATGCCGCATTGGCAGTTGTTATCAACCGTGCCGCTAACTTGATCGCACAACGCACACGCCGTGGTGCCGCTAACTGGGCAGTTGTATCACCAGCCGCATTGACAGTGTTGCAATCTGCAACTACTTCAGCGTTTGCTCGTACAACAGAAGGTACATTCGAAGCTCCAACAAACACCAAGTTTGTTGGTACATTGAATGGCGCA